CAAGGGTTTTAAATAAGTTACAAGGGACTTTCATAGATGGAATATCAAGATATATTCATAACGGTAGGTTGCACGCACACGTTAATCAAATTCGTGGTGATTCAGGTGGAACAGTAACAGGAAGATTTTCTATGTATGCTCCTAATTTACAACAGATGCCTATTAGAAGTGAGTTTGGGTCAGAAGTAAGAAAAATATTTTTACCAGAAATAGGTGAGTCATGGTTCTCAGCTGATTATTCTCAACAAGAACCTAGATTATTAACACATTTTGCTGTCTTAAATGGGAATGAGGGAGCAGAAACAGTAAAAAATGCTTTTGTAAAAGGTTTAGATTTCCATCAACAAACAGCAGATATGGCAGATATACCTAGACGGTTGGCAAAGACAATTGGTCTTGGGGTTATGTATGGCATGGGTTATAAAAAGATGGCAGTTGATTTGGACATTACTCCTCTAGAAGCTAAAGCGATGTTGAAGGAGTTTAGAATTAAGGTTCCTTTCATGCAAGGAATGCTTGAAGCTGTTATGAACAGAGCTAATCAAGTAGGAACCGTTAGAACCTTATTGGGCCGTAAATGTCGTTTTGATCTATACGAACCTAACTGGTATGAGCCTAATAAATTTTATAAAGCAATGCCGCTGAAACAAGCAGAAGCAGAATACGGTAATGTAAAGAGAGCTGGTACATATAAAGCACTTAATAGATTAATCCAAGGATCAGCTGCAGATCAAACAAAGAAGGCTATGGTTGATGTTTATGAAAAACTAGGTATTACACCACTTCTACAAATGCACGATGAGTTGAACTGTAGTGTAAAGTCTGATAAAGAGGGTGAGGATGTTAAAGATATAATGGAAAATTGTATAGATTTGGAAGTACCATCTAAGGTTGAATATAAGATAAAAGATAATTGGGGTAATGCAAAATGAGCATAGATAAAGAAACAAGAAAAAAAAGGATGGAAAACAAAAAGAATAGTTTTGCTATAAATCCGGAGCAGATGGAGTATGAGAGAAGAAAAGTACTTGAACAAATGTCTACAAAGATTGACCGAAAAAAGCTCAACAATATGGCGGCGGTTGCTGCCACGAAAGAGCCGGAATATTTTGATGAAGAAGGAAACAAAAGAGAGCCAACCATGCGCGTTTTATCACTCGGGGCAGGGGTACAGTCTTCCTGTTTGGCACTCATGGCGCAAGAAGGATTAACGAAACATAAACCAGACTACATGATATTTGCCGATACGGGATGGGAACCATCTTTTGTCTACGAGCATGTGGAATATTTAAAGAAAGCAATAACGATCTGTCCACTCATTACTGTAGAACGTGGTAATATCCGTGAGGATCTTATCCGTGCAGCGAACCCAATTCCAGGGTCAAATGAGGAACATAAATCGTTTGCTGGTCGTGTCCCAAATCCACCTTTATTTGCGGCACGTCCTAATGGTGGAAAAGTGGGAATGCTTTATCGTCAGTGTACACATGATTATAAAGTAATTCCCATTCAAAAGAAAATGAGAGAACTTCTTGGCATTAAACCAAGACACCGCGTTAAAAAAGGACAGTTAGTTGAACAATGGATTGGTATATCTACTGATGAAGCAATGCGTATGAAGAATGCTAGACTTCCATGGTTAACATCACGTTGGCCTTTAATAGAAATGAAAATGTCCCGTATGGATTGTCTTCAGTGGTACCGTGACATTAAGAAACACCCCATGCCTGGTAAATCATCGTGCATAGGGTGCCCTTACCATCATAATGATCAATGGAAGAATATGCAAAAAAATTATCCTAAAGATTTTGAGGACGCATGTGAAGTTGATGATAAGATTAGACATGGGTTAAAGAACACTGACTCTGAGTTATTTTTACACAAGTCAGCTAAACCTCTAAGAGAAATTAATTTTTTAGAACCAAAGAAACAACAAGATTTATTTGGTGAAACATTCGATCCAGAATTTGCAGATGAGTGCGAAGGTCTGTGTGGAGTATAGAAGGAGAATATAATGAAACCAGAAATTGAACAAAGAAAAAAGGCATTAGAAAATCAACATAATGATGTTGCCCAAAAAATAACTCAAGGTAAAAATGCATTGGGAAATTTAGAAGCAACTTTAATGGGGTTGAAAGGTGCCATTTCACAAATTGATTGGGTGTTAGGATTATTTGTTGACGAAAAATCAGGACCTGAGAAAGCAAAAATAGAGTTAAATCAAGAAAATATCAAATAATGGACGTTTGGGACCCTAAGGATAAAACGACCGTTTTAAGCCAAATAAAAAAGGCCATAAAGGACCCGGTATCAGGGTTTAAACGAATGACCCGGGTGATTGTATGGCCCATTTTAATCGTTTTTTACTTTTTTATCTTTATTTTATTATTATCCGGATGCGCGTACCTTAAAGGGGGAGGACAAGTAGGTTACGAATCAAAAACCATAGAAGGAAGAGGAGGTAACGATGATATAATTGTAAATGATTTACTCCCATTAGAAGAATCTTCAGGAGAGGTTGGCGAACCTATTAGAGCACCTAGTGAAATTATTGCATGTATTAAAATGTTACCGGAATGCGATGCTTCATAAAATTAAAGATTATTTTTATTGTTTGTGCGAACACTATGGCGGTAAGGTCAGCGTGTGGGCATGGCAAAAGCGTTGGAATAAACAAAATAGAAAGAGATACAAGCATGGATAAAACGGGAAGACCAATAAAATGGACCAATAAAAAGTTGAATGATGTTAAGTCTTTAGTTGAAGATAAGTTTAGTACAAGTAAAATAGCAAAGATATGTGGAACAACAAAGAACGCGATCATCGGTGCGTTGTACCGGGACAAGATAAGGAATGGGTACATTCCTCTTGAGGATTCAAAATACACCGGTCCTAAAAATTTGTGATCAGTAGAAAATTAGAAAGATACATTCAGATTCTTGGACTCATTGATGATAGCCAGGACAAGTTCCTGTGGATCATGGACTTTGGAAAAAATTCCAGGCCAATGGACGAAGCACATAAAGTTAAATCATTTGAGGTTCCAGGTTGTCAGTCACAAACCTGGTTAGTACCACACTTTGTTGAAGATAAAATATATTTTACTGCTGATTCAGCAGCACTTATATCAAAGGGGATGGTATGTATGTTGGCGGATGTTTTTAGCGGTTCAACTTCAGGAGAGATAAAATCTTTCGACACCAAGAAGTTAGAAGAATTGCAGCTGTCAACTCTCTTGACGCCTGGTAGGAATAATGGCGTTTATTCGATGTTGAAAAAGATTCGGGGATACGGTCAACGAGCAGCGTAATCATTTAATTCTCATATTTATCTTTAATTATTTTATATATTTTAAGATTACCTTCTGCATCTTCTTTTAGTTCTGCTGTTACAAATCCACATTCATAACGAATAACATTAGCTCTATTATCAGCCAAATTCCTCTCAGCCTCCCTCTTAATTTTCAAGCATTTACTTATTTTATTACCCTCTACTAGCATATGCCCATCCAAACTTCCGTTGACAAACATGCAGAGAGCTATTACTTTCATTATAATCATTAGTGACCTCCATTGTTTCTGACTTTATCTTTTAGTTTTTCCACGTCGTCTTGTAATTTCTCAACTTGGTTTTTTAAAAAATTTATATTTACACTATTGGACATCATGGATTCAATTTCATCTTGTAACTTTTCTTGAGTAGAAGAAATAAATTCCACCAACATGAATAATTCATTGATTTGAGGTGAAACCATATCACCTTTAGGAACACCAATAATAAATTCATTAGCTGCTGTTAAATCTTTTTCTGTTAAAACTAATGAAGTTTCTACTTGTGTTAGTCTAGCTATCACGCCAAAATAAGCCCACGTTCCTACAGCGACCAACGTGATGAGACTAGCAACCGTTTTAAGTGGCATCTGCACATTTGTTTTATCACTGACTTTCATTTAACCCGTTCATTGTTCAACCGCCATAATAATTAATCCTCCTATAATCCAAATAGCGTATACTGTTATAATTACTTCCATAAAATAATATATCTCATGCCCCAATGGGCTTAGGCATTCCTGTGATAGGGAATGAGTCAAAAGGGATACAGAAAGCCTCCGTTTTAAGGGAAAGCTTATATTCCGGTGGTTTTGCCGCATATGCTTCCCTGTAACCATCGCGTGCCACTACACACTGCTCTTCCGTTGGGTAGATAAGTGCGTTGTATTTAACGGATGGTTGATTAGGGGAAGATAGTAGCATTACCAGTAGCCATATCTTTATCATTTATTTTCCTCGCATGTATGTTTTATGAGGTTGGTATTTTAACCATTTTCTGAATTTATACCAGATATTTCTGATTCTGCGTGCCACTGTTATCCTATTAAAAAAGGGGACCCTTTCGCAACGAATGCGCGAAGAGAGTCCACCGAGATGAAATGAAGTTGAGAACTATTATATACTTGACAAGTTGTTTCAAAGCAAGAAATAACTTATTTTTTACTTGACAAGGTTTTTGGCTGATTTCCGGGATAATTATTTACTTGATATATCCCATAATTTACTGTATAATATGGGCAACAAAGAAGAGTATATTAATTGCAATTGATATATCCTCCTGGCTGAACAACAATCGCAAAGTTGTAAGGCATAGGGCACCAATCACAATGTCCAATATGGATGAGGGGTTGGAGCTTTAGTTCTGAAGTACTCGTTAAGTTTAGAAAACTTGATTTGTCGGGAAAAGGTTGAGGGTGACCACAAGATAATCCCTCGGAGGCTTTGTTATGAAAGAGTTGAGAAATGACAAGGGAATATATTAAAAGTGGATTACACAGCAACACACCAAAGAGCTATCACAATTACGGGAGTTTCGATCACATTATGTTAAGTTTAAAAAAGTTTGATGAATGGCTGAACAAGTCATACAGGGGCCACCGAATCTCCTACTACAGGGGATTCATCTTTGCGCCGAATGAACAGAAGCTATCACCCACGCTTGACTTCAAGCGCGTGGAAAAGCTAGCAAAGCACATACGCAAAGCCTACAACAACCACCTCGTTACACTGGTACAAAAGAAGCATGATAATTTTGATTATGAATACATTGCGGTGCGTCTATGATCTGGGCCATCATTTCATTTTTTATCATCCCCATTAAGATCGTCATTGCATTGTGGATAGTATACCATCTTTACATGTGGGTATTAGGCATATGAGTTTATACGATAGATTAATAAAAGAAAAAGACCGTCTTGGTGGCAAGGCACTACGCTTTCCGCAGACGGACAAAGAGTTGCTCGACCGTAAACGATGGGAGAGGGTTTACACGATCCTCACCCGCCGTTACGCATACGAAAAAGAATCCTTTGAGAATGAACTTCGAGGATCACCGGAACACAATAGCTAGGAGGTAACATGGCTAAAACACTACTACAAAAAATCAAGGCACAGCTTGCTAAACTAGAGAAGCTGCACGAAAAGGAAAATGATATTGTTGAAAAGATCAATGATATTATTGAGGAAGAGGAAAACAAAGATGAGGAAAATGATTTTGATTGGGAGGGTACAGATTAATGGACCCCGCAACATTCGCCCTTGTATTCTTCGCAACACTATGGGTAGTGGGCATGCTTGGTGATTAAGATTTCCAAGTATCCCGCAAAGGTTGGGTACGGAAAGGTTCATGGATTGTGGTATGAATACTGGAATGACATGCGCTGGCGTCCCACGCTTAAAACGAGAATTATCTTGTTTTTTAAAAGAATAAGGAGAAAGTAGAATATGAATAATTACATGTCAAAAAACGATTTAGCTGAATCGCTTGGGGTCAGCCTAGCAACCATTAACAGAAAGATGAAAGAAATTCCTCATATGAAGATGGGGGATAACAGGAAGCATAGGGTATTATTTGATACTGAAAAAGTTAAGGAATATCTTAAAAAATTTGAAGTTAACCCATCCATGGATAAAAAAATAACAACACAGGCACGACAGGTTGGATCGTTTAAAATGACTAAAGCTGGAATGAGAACACTACATAATAGAACGTTAGATCTTAAATATTCTGGAATAGAAAATGCTATTAATGCGTATCAAGAAAATAAAGACGTGGATCATATGTATGTTTATGGCCCAACCAGTCATAATTATGATGAAGGAAAACTTCACTGCACATTGGTTATGAAAAGGAAATATAGAGGTAAACCATATACATATAGAATTACCTTAGATGAGATAACTGAGGAAGAGATAGACAATACAAATGGTTGACACAACAAGATACAAAAGCGTAGCGATAAAGATTCCCTATTATGACGCATTGGTGCGCATGGGGGAGAGCATGCACCGTGGACCGGGACAGGAAATGATGCATTTAATTGAGAAGGAATCTGTCCAGAGAGGAATAAAAATAAGAAATGAAAGAATTAGAAAAAGTAAGAAAAGAGATTAAGGCTGTTCTTATAGAAGGGGAGCAGAACAATGAAGCATTCCACTGGCTTGTTGACAAGCTGGGGATGATTCGCATGTATGAGCAAGGGCTACCCATTCACATGGTTCTTGGAATCATTGATGAATGGATGGAGGATGTAGAGGAGCGAAACCGTGTTAAAGCATTGGAAGGATTTGATGAAAGTCATATTCAAAAAGCCTACGCAAATGCCCAAACAAAATGGGACACACGAAACAACTAGAATGGATATTAATTCTGTTCCTATGGTGCGTGTTCACTGGGTTGATGCCCGTGATACGGAAACTGGTTGGCTGGATATCAAGGATATTATCAAGGCCCCACTTGCAAACTGTATGGAAGTAGGATGGATGATGGTGAATAATGATGAGAAGGTCGTGATTATGCGCTCGTGGTGCAAGGATAAGGACGACAACAGCGGTGGTGGCGTAACAGCTATACCCAGTGGTTGGGTAAAGAAAATAGAATATTTGAGTGTGGGACATGCAGACGTACGAAATTAACTTATGGCAAAACAAAAAGGTTATCGAGAAGGTAGTCAAGCAGTTTGAGGGTGATGAGAAGGTGTTGGAATTTATCAAGGATAATTTTGACAAGGATAATTTTGACAAGGATGAGGAATTACCTAGACTGGACCGCGAAAAAGGATATCTTCGTCCTAAAAAGAGTGATATAATAATTACATGGTCAAAAGTAGCTACCTATGTTCGCAAAAATGCACCAAAGAGACTGGGTCTCGATGAGCATGAGCAGGAGCTCAAGGATACATTGGATAAGTCAATTACCCAGGAGACTATTAATGAATGGGGTAAAAATGAGATGTTTAGGCAAGTAAGAAAGCATTATTGGGGTCACCCAGATGCAAAAGGACAAAAAGATATTAGATAATGAAAGCGCAATACGATAAGCGATTGGGATGGACTATGAAAAAGAACACGAAGAAGGAAGGATTGACACCCAAGCAAAAATGGGTATTTGAATCTATTAAAGACTTTATTAAACAAAATGGACATTCACCCTCTTATGAGGAAATCAAGCAGCTGATGGGGTCAAGATCAAAGAGTCATGTGCACGCATATGTGCATAGATTAGCGACACGTGGATGGATAGGATTTGGAAATGGCAGAAATCGGTCAATTTACATTTTATAAGGAGTCACCATAGTGATATATTTGCTCAAAAGTTTTTTTTATTTACGTACCGGGGATGAAACTGGTGCCACAGTGACACATTTACTGATTAAGCTATATAAATCAATCATTTATTGTGTGGCACCTATGTGTCACTACTCTAGACGACGCAAGGCGCTTTTTTGTTTTTTACAAAACAAAATGAGTAAAAATATAACTATACCAGGGGTTTACAAGTGGTAGATGAACGATTGAAAGGTGCCACAAGTGGTGCCACAAATGTGGTCAAAAAGAGGCAATGGATTCCAGGTGAAAAGGGCCATGGACGTCCAGGAGTTCCTGGAAGTGGTGGAGCTAAACACCATCCACTCAGGGCTGATGGATTGACTGACAAGCAACAGATCTTTGTTAAGATATTTACAGAGAATGAAGGTAGGATGACACCCACTGAATGTGCTAGGCAAGCTGGTTATGCTGAAGGATCGGCGAGTATAACTGCATCTGTTTTATTGAATGGTAAAAGATATCCTAAGGTGGTAGAAGCTATCCTCGCACGACGTGCGGAGATGGAAAAGACGCATGAGGTTAAACTAAATAAACATGTACAGGAATTGGCTAGGCTGCGTGAAAGGGCTCTTAATGAGAAGTCTTATTCTGCTGCTGTTAATGCTGAGCGCTTGCGAGGGCAAGCTGCGGGATTGTACATCGATAGAAAAGAAATTCGAACGGGTTCAATTGATAGTATGTCTAGAGAGGACGTTTTAAACAAGTTAAAGGAAATAGGATTAGATGGAAAATTTAAAAGGGAAGGAAATCAAACTGTCCTTTCGGTCGAAGAGAAATCCAGTAGCGATGGAGCTGAAGACATCACCGAAATACAAACAGAGGATAGTGAAAGACAAGACAAAGTATGACCGTAAAACCGGAAACAAACTTTTGGAAGAGTTTAAAGACACTATTAGACGGTGGTGACTATATTGTTTCACGCCTTGAATCATATGTCACACCGGGTTTTCCCGATTGCGTAATATTTCACAATGTTACAGGATTCTTCACAGTTGAATTAAAGATAGTTCAACCTAATAATAAAATACACCTCTCTCCCTTTCAAATTGCCTGGAATTCACGTCATGCGATAGCAGGAGCTCCTTCTTACATCTTAGTTAACCTACCCCTCAAGGGTACGGTTAAACTGTTTCACGGGTGTAAAACAAAGGAACTAGGGCATAGCACCGTGGACCAAGTGCCCGGGTTATACGAGGGAAGGCTCGAGGACCTAGATTGGCTTAAACTCCCAAACTCCTGCAAAAACCCTTAAACCTCACTATATGGGCCGTGGATCCTGTGGTCCGGGCGCCCGGCGCGTGAACCAAACTTCTGTCAAGTCCAAACTCCCAAACTCCATAGTGGAAGCCAAAATCCTTAAATGATAACACAGGGTCAGGATCCTGGATGCCCGGGGCGCAGCTGGAGTTCTTCAGGAAAAAAGTTCAAATGAGTTGTTGCATTGTGGATAACTTTATGATATAATACATCTATAAATAGAAAGAGAGCAAAATATGGTAGTAGACGAAACTATAAGCACAGCACTCAATAGGATTGCTGACAATCAAGAAGAAATGAATGATATATTAAAAAGGATTGCGAATCATTATGATGGGGTTGTTCCCGTTATGACACGCAATCAAAAGAGAGCTGAAGCGTTAGCCGAGGAGCAAGAGCAAACTTTTGCACAAGGTATAAAGAACATCTTTAGTCCTCAAGAGCATTAAACTCCTAAACTCCCATGGGTTATCTATAAGTAAAAATTGTGGATAACCTGTGGATAATTTGGGCACCGGGGGCGCTGCGCGCTGACGCAAACTCCCGTTAAAAAACATAAGGCTTTCTGCCGTTTTGTGCGAGCTTCATTGTTCCCACCGGGCGCGCCGGGAGTTCCCACTTCAAGATGAGCTTTGGAAATGGAGAATGGCTGATTTGCTTGTGTCCCGGGCCTTAAATAAATACGCCTGGACCCTGAATACCTGTTGACCTTCCAGGAAGCAGGTGGTAAAGATGATATTTAAACGAAGAGATGGGAAGAAAGAGAAAGAAAATGGCGCATTTAATAGGTATTTTAATACTGGGAACCGTGAAGATTGCAGCTGGAGCTGCAGTCATTTGGATCCTGCTGCAGCTGCTGGGGTGATGTAAACTCCCGTAAACTCCCTTAACCTCACTAAACTGCAGATGTTTGGTCTTTGGTTTCGGGCACCGGGCGCGCCCGGGTCAGTTCAGAGTGGAGATGAGTTATGGGAAATGTTATCCACAAGAAATGTGAATGGAGGGTTGAGATGAATTACATTTGATGATATAATGATGTCATGTGTTGGTAGCCGCACATATAAAAAAGGACTACCAGTATAGTTTGTGTGAGCATTCATCTCTCGAAAGAGAATGGTACATCCGACAGACTATACAATTTGAGGCAAGATAAACGGAGTTATTCGGCTCTTGCCTTACAAATTTCGAGGGTTAGGAAAGGTTGTATTCTAGATAATTACAATCGGATAAATAAGCTAACCCTCACAAACTCCCTTGCAAACTCCTATTCCAATCTAATTGCCTATTAATACGAATCAGTTCCCGGGCCCGTGCCCTTCAGGAAGCACGGCAGTTTGCGTTGGGCATTAAAAAAGGGCGAACATTGTTCGCCCTTCTTATAACTATGTGGATAGGTTTTACATAGTTAAACCCATTCTTTTCAAGATGTATCCGACATCTCCTTGCAGTCTTCTAATCAAGTCAAGTCTAGCCTCCTTATCTTCTGCAACCCACTCAACAAGTGAGTTCATTAGTACACCACTAATTAGTTTCCAATCCATGCTATCTTTTGCAGGAACTTTACTAATCAGTTGTTCCAAGTCTCCAATACTTGCTTGGTCTTTGGAGTATTCTATTACCTCTTTCATTACAGGGGTAATATCAACATTGTTGATTGATTTCGTAGTAATTAAATCGTTTGGCATAATTACCTATCCTTTCTATTTAATAGAAACAGAGTGATTGGCTTATTGGAAACTTAAGGGTTAGACTTAAGCTAGAATCCACCAATCGGCTGTATCAAGACCTTTACTCTATTTCTATCTATTGTATATCATGCACCATCAACCATTGATATAGTTAAATGTAATTAGTTGTGGATAACTATTGTCAATAGCTAAATGTAGTAAGTTGTGGATAACCTGTGGATAACTTCGCCCGGGATAACCTGTGGATAACCTGTGGATAAGTCGCCCGGGCTCTTATTGCGGCTCACTCCGTTCGCCGCCCGATCCAGACTCCCAAACTGCGAGGGGGGAACCCCCCTTTCGACTTACCTCCTCTAGAATTTTGCGAAGGCAAGATTGGGAGTGACAATCACCCCAAAAAACGTTATGACTCTTATTTGTAAAAATTTTTAAAAAATGGAAACAGTTTCGAATTTAGAATCCCTCGATACAAACACTCTCAAGCTGCTTTTAAGAAATGAGCTTGCAAGGAAGCAAGAAGCCTCGCAGGCAGATTTTTTAAAATTCGTGAAAGTTGTTTGGCCAGACTTCATCGAAGGAAAACATCACAAAATTTATGCGGAGAAATTGAACCGTATAGCAAATGGGGACCTAAAAAGGCTTATTGTCAATATGCCTCCTCGTCATACAAAATCAGAATTTGCTTCACACCTCTTTCCGGCCTTTTATATGGGCCGTCACCCAAAAGCCAAATTAATTCAGACAACACATACTGGGGAATTAGCCATTCGCTTTGGACGTAAGGCCAAGAACATGATAGAGTCCTCGGAATATGAAAAAGTTTTTCCAGATGTCAAATTGGCGGCTGATTCAAAGGCTGCAGGCCGTTGGGAGAGTAATCATGGGGGCGAGTATTTTGCTGCCGGCGTTGGTGGGGCTATTACTGGTCGTGGTGCTGATCTCCTTATTATTGACGATCCACATTCAGAGCAAGACGCTCTTTCGCCGCATGTCTTGGAGCAACATTACGAGTGGTACACTTCTGGTCCTCGTCAGCGTTTACAGCCAGGAGGCGCTATAGTTCTTGTTATGACCAGATGGTCTGTGAAAGACCTCACTGGTAAATTGCTCGATGCCCAAGGAAAAAGTGAAATGTCGGACGAGTGGGAGATCGTGGAATTTCCTGCCATTATAAAAGATAAACCCATGTGGGGAAATTTCTGGACCATGGACGGATTGCGAGGCGTCAAGGCTTCCATCCCACTAACCAAGTGGCAAGCACAGTGGATGCAGCAGCCTACTTCCGAGGAAGGTGCTCTTATAAAACGTGAGTGGTGGCAGATATGGGAAGAGGAAAAGATTCCAAATTTGGAGTTCATTATCCAGTCCTATGACACAGCATTCTCCAAAAAAGAAACAGCCGATTATTCAGCAATTACGACGTGGGGAGTTTTTGACCCCGACAACGGAAAGGGAAAGGCCCTTATCCTGTTGGATGCGAAGCGTGATCGGTGGAATTTTCCGGAGCTAAAAAAGGAGGCCATGGACCAATTTAAGTACTGGGAACCGGAGATGGTTATTGTGGAAGCGAAGGCTTCTGGGCTACCATTAACTCATGAGTTGCAAAAGATGGGAATACCTGTTATAAATTTTACACCCTCAAAAGGAAATGATAAACATTCGAGGGTAAACAGCGTGGCTCCACTATTCGAAGCAGGAGCCGTTTGGGCGCCCAAAAAAGATTTCGCTGAAGAGGTTATCGAAGAATGCGCAGCATTCCCTTTCGGCGACAATGATGACTACGTGGATTCTACCACGCAGGCCTTGATGAAATATAGACAGGGCTACCACGTTATGCTAAAAGATGACTTTGAAGATGAGCCAAGTGCTGAAACCGCGGGGAGGGTTTACTACTAATGGTTGACATAAAATTTAAGCCGAAGCCAAAACCGGATAATACTTTTGATTATACGTCGGTTCCTTTTGAACCAAAAAACAAATATTTCTATCCGGACAGGATTTTTCGCGACGAAATGTCTGCGCGAAATCAATGGTTTCAAGACAAAGACTTTCAATCATCAAGCTGGGGACAAGACTTAAATAAAATTCAGAAATCCATTGATGCGGGAAAAATGCCTGCACGGAACTACGGACTTGCACAAGATCAGATGGTAAGTTATCTCAATGATCTTCAACTTAAAAATACACCTAGATGGAATCCTAAAACAAAATCTTATGATGGTCCGATGGAACGATCTGGGGGTAACTTTGATTTTGCTCCAGAAGATTTCATGTATTTAGATGCATTGGATAAGTCACGACGAAAACAATTTCAAAAATATAATCCTTATTATGGTATGTCAAAAAGACAAATACAGGAGATGCAGCCAAGAAAATCTTGGATGCATGGTTATGAATACGGAGAAGGAGATCCAAAAGAAGGATTAGGATACTGGCAAGATTATGGAAAAGAAGCATTAAGAAGTGGATTGGGTGATGTAGCTTGGCTGCAGGACGCAATTACAAAAGGTGTAAGCCAGACTTTTAACCCATGGGACGAAGAATCAATGACAGGGGGAACACTTCCGCGTGGATGGAAGGACCTCGCTGAATACACCTCCCTTCTGGGAATGTTTGAACAATCAGGCCTGGGTGTGACCGATGATGAGTGGAATGAACTTGGATACAGTGAAAAGAAAGATTTAAACGAGTCGTTTCAGGAGATGACCAAGTCCCCTTGGGACTATGATCCAACCTATCATCCCTTGACTGATCCTGGTGGATTTAAAGATATGATAGAAGAATTTTCTGAAGATTATCTAACGCCGTCCTCTGACTATTTGGAAACATCAACGGAAATACCTAATCCATTGGCGTTTGAAACAGCGGAAGATAAAAATATTACTTATACCGACATGAATGCCGCCGAATTAACTGGTAGCCTAATAGGTGGAGGAGGATTAATTTCTCTCATCAGAAAATTAGGAAAAAAATTTGGTCCTCTTATTCCCGCAATCTTAAAAAACCATCCTTATTTATTGGGCGGAGGAGCTGGAACAGCAGCTTATACGGCCGGTGAGATCTTTGAGGATTAAAATGAAGTACCAAGGACCTTGGAACGAGTTTAAGGGCTAGAGATGGCGACTGCTGCAGCCACTAAATTAGCCTTAAAAGGTATTTTATCTTTAGGTAAAAAAATTCGTAAGAAAGCATTAAATGCTCCACTTACAAAAGATTATCAATATAGAAGAGGTCCTCAAAGATTAGGAAAAGAAATTACTGGAAGAAAACTAGGTCAATATAAATCTGCGGTAGGTGAAAAAACATATAATAAATATTTAAAAGATTTTTCTAAATTATATAAAACACTTGATCGTGAAAATTTTCAAAAGTTTAGAAAACAAATGCAGGGTGTTTCCCCTGACTTTTGGTTACGCTCGCAAGTAAATGCTTTAAACAAAGGTTTTATTAATCGTGCTGATACTAAGAAAGTTGCTCTTCGTGCAGGAAGTGATCTTTCCTCAAAAGTTCCAAGCCCTTTCGTTCAAAAACAAATTGAACTTAAAGGAAATAGAAGGGAAGCTATATCTAAAGTTTATGAACAAATAGCAAATGAAGCACCTACAAATAAAGCAGGATTACCTGTCCTTGCAAAAAATGCGTTTGGGACTAAAGCACTTTTTCCTAGATTGAAAGAACAATTTCCTAAATTATTTGAAGGGATGGAAGATAATTTAGCGGGAAGAAAAACATTACGTAGAATAGTAGATAAATCAGCAGGAAAAACTGAATTGGCACCTTTTCCAACAAAGTTACAAAAACCTGATTTTGTGTCATTATCAGATACCGTTAATCCTACAGAAGTTTATTTTAAAAAAAATTTAAGAAAGTATACAGGAGAAGAAGTAAGTAGAGAAGGCGATCAATATTTTGTCGATCAATGGAGATCCCGTGGCCCTGAATTTAGAACTGGAAAGGATGCTCTTGATGTCAAAAAATTTTTAGAATTTGAACGTAGAATGGGAACGTTAGATTCAGGTAATCCATATTATTATAAAAACAATCCAGAATTTAAAGATTATGAAGCAATGAGAAAAATACAAGAACCAGGTATGGAGCTTGCTCATGATAGACCAACTTTAAATCCTTTAGCTCTAAAGTCTGGAAAAAATGTTCCCACTGAAACAGTGCCAGGTTCTGGTTCTGATATAGGGTTTACGCATTTTTTAGAAAGAGATGTAAATAGAAGATGGCAACCATTTTATGAAAATGAATATTATAACGCAATGCTAAATAATCGTTATGATAAGCTTCCAGGTATTGAAGCTGAAATGATTAAAAGAAATATTAGAACGAGGATTATTGATCCTAATACAGGTGAGGAAAGAATCATAGGTGGTTGGAAAGATTTCGGCTATAACAAAGGCGGCGCGGTCAAAGGATATGCGGCAGGCGGTCTAGGACGTCTAGGATTTAAACTACTTCAAAAACTAGCTAAAAAATTATCTCCAAAAGAAATGCAGATGTTGCTTGGAACGCAGTTTAAAGGTACTAAACCTTTATTATCACCGGCAAAAATACGACAACAAAAATTAATAAACAAATTAGGGTCTGATAAATACAGGTGGCGTAATGTGAAGTCCAAGTTCCCAGGACCGGGGTCAAAAGACTAATGGTACTTCCAGCTATTACACGCCGTGCTTTCATGAAGGGAATTGGTGCACTCGCCGGTTCAAAGGTTCTCCCGAAAGGTATTACTAAAGCACTAAGTGGAGTTTCCACTGAAGGGGTGAAATATGCACCGCCGTGGATTAATGCAATGCTTAAAACATTAAAAGGTACACCTACACATGGATCTAATTTTAATTTTGCTAAATTAGCAAACGGTGCGCAGGTTGCTAAAATTGGATCCCAGGCTAAAAAGATTTATGGTGGAGAAGCGAAGGAGACTTTTTTTAGAGTTAAAACAACTGCGGGTAAAGTAGGGGATAATCCAAAACTTGGTGTAGAAGGACAACAATGGGATGATATTATTTTAACCGAGGAACCAGGACAAACTTCCCTAACATGGAAGAACAAGAATTATGACCACGGCAATGACCAGCATATCGTCATTGACCACAAAAACAAAGAGACACGCTTCGTTGATGACAACTGGAGTATGGATGCTGGAGGTGAAGATATTGTAAAAGATGACTGGATTGAATTCCCAATAGAAACAAATAAAACAGCACTAGAAAGAAAAGAAGGTTTATTTAAAGGTGATGCGGATGACTATATGGTGGATTACCAATCAGTTAATGATATGGATGAGTGGTATCAAGATATGTTTCACGAGTATGTTGACTCCTTTTCTCCTTCTGGTAATATGTTCGGAACAGCTGAAAGAGCACAATTAAAACTTCAAAAAGAGCAGCTAAGAAAGCTGGAAAAACTGGAGAACGATAGATTAGTGAGAGAAAGGAAGGAAGACCAAATGGCGAAATGGGAAGACGAATTCCGTGGAGGATTCGGGATGCATGGATATAACAAAGGAGGATTTGTGGATTACGGCGAAATGAAAGAAGTGGTACCACCACTAGATGGTTACGCAGCTGGTGGAATAGGAAAGCTCGTTGTCAAGCAGGCACCTAAAGTTTTAAACAAACTTCGTGAATGGGCACCGCAGATTACAGGAACAGTTGCAAAACCACAAAAGCTGAAAAACCCATGGGCCGTGTTCGACAAGCATGGAAACCCAATACAGGAGTTCAAGCTTAAGAAGGAAGCGGACGCGTGGTGGAAAAAAGCAAGGGAGGAATCCCCTGAAACTGAATACTACGAAGAAGTTATTCAATATAATGTAGGAAAGATTGACCCCACAAAAGTAAAACCAACTAAACCAAAAGAAACAGACGCACCAGCGATGTTCTTCCGTTCGCGTGAGGAGATCATACAAGGACCTCCAATCATGACGGGTGAACAGTGGATGCAGTTCCTCAAGGCACGTGGTGTAAGGGACATTGAAATGATGGACACGTCACTTGGACCGTGGCTGAGCGCAAACCTTAAAAACAAAGTTTCAAAGAATGATCTTGTTGCCAAGTTTGACAACATCGTTCCTGATTTTGATGTACAGGTGACAGGAAGGGATTTCAGTGAGGGAATGTCCATCGCGAAAGGATTACAAAATGTTGACTCAACAGTCTTCTCCCCGGAATCATCAAAGATTATTCGTTTCCTGCAGGCACAAACCAAGAACATCAGCGATGACAAGTCAGCTAAAGAAGTTATGACAAGTTTGGATAACCTTTTTGAGAATGCTTACGGAATAAAGAACGTGACAAAGGAAGGAATTCCAGCGGACAGTACTTCTGTCCCGTATGAAATAAAACAGGTCATGACGGATGTTCTCAGCGCCGGAAGGCAACGTGGCGTTGGAATGGAGGGCTCAGCATTTGTTGGATCCCCTTCACACGGAAGTTCACAGGTATTTGGTGGAAGCACAAGTGGAAAGAATTACCGTGAGTTTCTCTTTAACTGGAAACCGAAAGGACCACGTATTAATGAACCCAAATATGACTATGCACACTCCTTTGGAGGTGCGAAGGGTGAGAATGCTTTCATGCACGCACGCGTAAGTGACCGCGTGGATGAATATGGAAATAAGCTTATTTTTGTGGAAGAGTTTCAATCGGACATGCACCAACCTATTTCAGCTGCTCTTAGAAAAGCGGAAAAGGAAGGAAAGAAAATTCCAAAGGAAGGGAAGTATTTTCCAAGATTGGATGTGGCTACGGCCAAATCAAATAAGTCGAACCTGGAACAGATGGCGAACATACAGCGGCAGATTGAACGTTTATTGGAAACCAATCCTCGATCCCCTAAATTGAAAAAACTTTATGAACAAAAGGAAATGATCAGGGGAATTGAAAGCGAAGCAGCGCAATCAGCGGGAAAAGGAACAAGCAATATTCCTGAAGGTCCATTTAAGAATTCACAGGACTACATGGAATTTGCAATTAAGTATTTGCTTCGCGTGGCAAAAGATGGTAATTACGATGGCGTGGCGTTTTCTACACCGGCGATTAAGAACCTGAAGATGACTCCTGGAAGCAAGGATTACCAAGGGAACATAATTGCGTATGGAAACATACTGAAGAATGCAATACAAAAAGCTAAGTCCAAAAGTGGGGCGGATTTGGTTGAAACGAGCATAGGCGCGAAAGTTGACAGACAAACTGGTCGCTATGGCTCCGAAGATGTAATGCAATACTTTGGTGTACCAGCATTGATGCTGAAAGGAAACACAAAGGCACTGGAGAAAATAAGCAAGGGACTTCCGGCTTACAAGGATGGGGGATTAACAGAAACCATTCCACCGGAAAAAGGACCTTTACCGTACGGCATTTTTAAAGATGTCGTGCCAACGCTATAGGGGAGATAGATGGCAAAGAATCCAAACAATAATATTGACAAGGCTTTAGAGGCATTGCAAGGTGCACTTGAACTTGATTCGGTGGGAACGGAAGTTCAATTGCCGGAGCAAGTAGTAGATTTTGAATCAGACGTAGAATTAACAGAAACACCGGACGGTGGGGCGGAGGTCAATTTTGATCCAAACGCACCCGTCGACCAATCACAAATTCCATTCGATGCAAACCTAGCGGAATACATCGATGAAAGTAAATCCCGCAAGTTCGCTAACGATCTTGTAGGATCATTCGAAGCGGACAAGGAGTCAAGGAAAGACTGGGAAGATACCTATGTTAAAGGACTTGACATGCTGGGATTCAAATATGAAAACCGCACCCAACCCTTCGAAGGTGCATCAGGGGTCGTTCATCCCTTATTGGCTGAATCTGTTACACAGTTTCAAGCCCAAGCTTATAAGGAACTTCTCCCCCCAAGCGGCCCCGTACGCACCCAAATAGTAGGCGCTATTACGCCTGAAGTACAGGATCAGGCAGAACGTGTAAAAGATTACATGAACTACCAGATTACAACGGTGATGAAAGAATACGATCCGGAAATGGATCAATTATTATTTTACTTACCATTGTCAGGTTCGGCATTCAAAAAAGTTTATTTCTGTCCAATCTTAAAACGCGCAGTGGCGAAGTTTATCTCTGGAGAGGACTGTGTTGTTAATTATATGTCAACGGATCTGGAAACAGCTGAAAGAATTACACATGTTGTAAGAATGACAAATAATGATGTACGAAAATTGCAGGTACAAGGATTTTATTTAGATGTTGATCTTGTAAGTGGGGATGTAAATATTTCAGAAGTACAGGAAAAAGTTAATGAGCTTGAAGGAGTTCAAAAGGAATACGCCAGCGATGATGATGAACACGAAATTTTAGAAATGCATGTGAATGCTGATGTTCCAGGATTTGAAGATCCTAAAGGAATTAAGCTTCCATACATTGTTACCATTGATAAGTACTCTTCCACTATTTTATCCATTAGAAGAAACTGGAAAAAGGAAGACGCCTTTTATCACAAGATTCAATATTTTGTACACTTTAAATTTCTCCCGGGACTAGGCTTTTATGGCTTTGGTCTAATACACATGCTTGGAGGGTTATCACGAACAGCAACAAGTGTTTTG